TACATCAACAAATGCTGCTGTAGAAATTCCAAGATCTACATTTCAAAATAGATCTATTGTCAAATTAGCATGTTCTGACAATGCTCCTGCAAATGATGCTTATGCCTGGGTAATGGCTCTTGATGAATATGGTGAACTGTGGGTATGGGGAAATAATGGTGTTGGACAATTAGGTTTAGCTAATGAAATTATTACACCAAAAGAGACCTTTGAAGGTGTCTCTACATTAGGTATTGGTCATGAATATGCTTCTAATGACACTAAGCACTACTCTCCATATAAATTGCCTACACACAATGCATTTGGTGGTGCCAGAATTGTAGACATGTGTTGTGGATTGTATTCAGCATATGCTCTTGATGAATTTGGATACTTATGGTCTTGGGGATATAACAACTATGGTCAACTTGGATATTCTACAAATAGTGGATTTAACTCCACTGACAGATCTAGAGCACCAAGAAGAATTACGAGTGCCTTAGGTTATACGTGGGCATCCTATAATTCAAACAATGGTCTGCAGGGAACAGTTACAACAACTCCCACAAATATTACTACAGTTACTGCAGGAAAATCATTTACAAAAGCAGCTGGTGGAGCTGCATGGAATGCTCAAGTTTATGACTCAACAGCATACACAGGAACTGTTGCAGTATCTGCAAAAGCAGGTCAGACAACTGCTCGCATTATGTTTGGATTGAATAGTGATCCAACAACTGATGCTTCTTATACTGGTATTGATTTTTGTTGGTACATTCAAAATGGTGCTGTTGCAACTATCTATGAATCAGGAACTTCAATAGCACCAGATAAATCAATCACATATACCACCAGTTCAGTTTTTAGTATTGTTTATGATGCAAATGAAGGATATGTAAATTACTATTTTGATTTAGATGGTGATGGTAAATATGTTCAATTAATTAGAAGAATCCTTAAAACAGCATCTGGTGGCAATGCTCAAAACACAGCATTATACTTTGACTCATCTTTTTATGATAATACTGGCAATTTAAATACAATTTCAATTGCTGGGGGTGCAGCAAATATTACACAAAGAACTTGGAATAATTTTGGAGGTGTTCAAAAGTTTTCTGCATCAAATTGCAATACAGCTTATAATTTTGACCAATTTACAGTTTTGGATGGTCAGGGTAATATTTGGACTTGTGGAGCCAACGCATATGGACAAGTTGGAGATGGTACTACTACAAATGGAGACAATACTTCAAATTTAAGGAAAAGAAAGTTTGGTGCAACAGGAATTGCTGGAAGTGTCAATAATTTTTGGATGCTTCCTGGAATGAATATGTTTTTATCAGTAGACACTACTCCCAGTGGACATAGTAATATTTGGGGATGTGGTTATAATGGATATTATCAATTGACCACCAATAATACTACAGATCAGTCCACACCAGTTCAAATTAAAGCATCAACATTGAGAACAGATAACTCTATAGCAACAAACAATAGAATGAAAGATATTGTTGCTATGTTTACTGGAGGATCTACTTCAAACACAGATCAACGACAGGTATTTTATGCTCTTGATGTTTATGGTTATGTTTATGCTGCTGGATTTGATTACAATGGTGCATCAGGAGCACTTGTTGATGGCACAAATGATCAGAATGTAACTCAAAATATATCTAAAATGCAGCATACTGGTGGTGATGCAAGTTCAGCATGGCCAAGGTGCTACATGCCAAATACTCAACATGGAAAAGTGATTGATATATATCTAACAGGTGTTTATACTGATTACAATCAATATTATGTTCCTGGAAGTCCTGGATACCCATATTCTGGAGGTAATCCAGGATATACAGTAACAGAGTATAGAGATTTTTCTCATGGAGCATTTTTGACCTCTGATGGATCACTTCTTTCTTGTGGTTCAAACGATACAGGTTATAGAGCTTTCAATATTTTTCCAAATCAAGGAGCTTCAGTAAGGGTTCCACAATACAATCATCTTTTAGGAGGTTAAAATGGCAAAAAAAATTATTTCAATGTTACCAACATATGGATATAGTGCATATGAAATGCCTCAAAAAATTTTAGAGGAAGATACTGAATTTGATGGCATGATTCAACCTGTGGGGCAACCAGATCCTACATGGGAAAAATATAAAACTGCAATGGAAATTGGAGTTGTTGAGGGTAGAAGATATTATTCTGTGGTTAAAGAATGTACCATAGAAATGTTGCAATCTACAATTGATTTCGAAAATAATCCTGATTTGACTTTAGAAGATTACGATATCAGAGAAGAACCATTCTCTGTAGAATTGATCAAAAGATTTATCTATTGGGATCAAAAGTATGAAGATATAGATTCTTTAGAATCATTTGGATTTTTTGATGAAGTTGAAAACTTAGATTTAATTAAAACTGAACTACATAGTATTATACAGGAAATGAAGCAATCACAGGAAGAGCAATCTTCAGATTCTCCAGTTGGAATAGCATCCACATCAATTTCATAGGAATATAGAGGTATTTTCTGATGCCAAACAGATTTAATTCAGGAATAGATTTAAACCAAATTAAGCATATTTGGCAAGGAGATTGGAACCCTGGTCAAGTATATTATTTGAATGATGTTGTAAGGTATCATGGACAAGCTTTTGTCTGTGTCACTACTGTTCTTGGAGATGAAAGAAGATATGGAACAATTTATAAACCAACAGTTGCCAATGCTTATTGGCAACCATTTTCTAATGGGTATTTGATTAAAGGCACTTGGTCATATAAAGAATACTATTATCCTGGAGATGTTGTCAGATTTAATGATGACTGGTATTTATGCAATACTTATACATTTGGAGGACACCCAATATATGAAAATGGTGGTTTGAGCACTAAGTGGACTTTACTTGCTACCAGCTCCAGAACCAACAAATCAAATAATCATCTTTGGTTTGATGGTTATAATCCTATGGGATGGAATTATAACTACAATGAGAGTATGGATCAATTCCATTCTCAAAATATTCAAGCATTTACTACCATTAATGGTAATTTTGAACCATCTTATATTGGAAGATCTACAAGCAGTTATGGATTTGGTTCAGAATCTTTTCCAGGTGCCTGGAGATCTCAATCTAATGCTGGATTTGATTTTTGGGATTACTATGATGGATATAGAACATCAATAACTGGTGGTATTCCAAAGTGCGTTCAAATTGTTGGTGGTTGGCAACATAAACTATTCTTATTTGATAATGGTGAAGTCTATTCCATGGGTTATGGTGGTCGTTCTCAAAATGGTGATGGTACAACTACTAGTTATCACTATGCAAGAAGAGTTGGAAGAACTACAGGAGGAAGAACTACTGGTGTTATGAGAGATGTTTTTGTAGTTAAAGTTGCAGCATCTGGTGGTTCATTAGCCAACATGGGTGACTATGAGCACTGTGCTGCCCTTGATAATAATGGCCAAGTTTGGATGTGGGGATATAATGGTTATGGTGGATTAGGTCAAGGTACAGCTAATGCAGGAAATGCAACTCCAGAAAAAATAGATCAAAAATTCTTTGACAATGCAAAAATTGTCGACATTTGGTGTACAGGAAGTGGATCTTATCAAAGTACATTTGCATTAGATCAAAATGGACAACTTTGGGGATGGGGATATGATGGTTATGGATGCTTAGGTACTGGTGATTGGTACACCAATAATGGTGGTGTTCTTGACTATCAAGCAAGACCAAAGAAAGTATTACTAGATTTTACTAAGTATGGTGGAATCAAGAAGTTCATGCCTGGTGGATATTCTAGCAATAAGGGTTCCATGGTTCAAACTAATGATGATCAATTGTGGTTCTGGGGATATTCTTCCTATGCTGCTGGATGGGGATATGGTGCCACAGAAACTGTAATTCATAGGCCAAGAAGAATTAAAGAATTGATTTATGAAAATGCTGCTTCCTTGGGGATTGATAAAACTCCAATGGTTGGTAATGCAGTAGACATGGTAACTAATTGTGAAGAATTTTGGTTTGATCCAAGGAATGGTACTGAAGCAGTCTATCTAAAAGAAAAGGGAACAGGATTAATGTATGGTATGGGTAGAGAATATAACTATTCTACTCCATATCTTCGTGCTTCATCAATCTATCCTGGTGAAGCAAATCAGAACGTACCTTTCTATTCAAGTGGAGCAGCAAACTATCCAATCTTAATGCAGATTGGAGATTTTAAAGATGTTAAGGTTGTGCATACCATGTCTTATAACACTGACATTAGAGGAAATCTATTTTTAAATAGAGATGGAAGACTGTTTATAACTGGACAAAACTCAACTGACCAAGCTATGGGAGTTGGAGTCAACTTTACCACAGAGCATATTTCTCAACAACTTACATTGCCTTGGGAGTATGAAGCATCTACTGGTTCTGATACAACACAAGCCAGATGGTCAGACTCTATAGATATGATTTCTCCATATTCTGAATTTGGATGGGGTGCTATTACCAAGAACAATAGATTTGTATTCTGTGGAACAGGTGGTGGTACATATAACTTCGTACCATCAGATGTTACTACAAACTCTTACACTCCTACGAGATTAGTAATGTGATTTAATTTGTGCTAAAATTGTTATTATTATAACTTATTAAATATGAAATTTGATTCTATCTTATATGAGACTAAATTACCTGATGAAATTGTAGATTTGATCTTAAGAGACCTTGAAAATACAGAAACTAATCAGGCAGGATTGGGTAAATTAAATATAACAAATTCTTCATATAGAAACTCTAACGTTGGTTGGATTGATTTTACTCATTGGGTAGCAGGATTTCTTTGGCATTATATTAACATAGCTAATCTTACTAACTTTAGATATATTCTTTATTCATATGATGAGCAAAAACTTCAGTATACTGTTTATGGCAATGATCAGTATTATAATTGGCACTTAGATTGTTATCCAACTGCAGATCAAAAAGAAAATGTAAGAAAACTTTCTCTTTCCCTTCAATTATCAGATGAATCTGAATATGAGGGTGGAGAATTGCAACTCATTGATGATGTAAGTCGTGCCTTGTACACTGTACCTAAAAAGAAGGGGTCTCTTGTTATATTTGACAGTAGAATAAGACATAGAGTAAAAAAAGTCAAGTCAGGTGAAAGAAAATCTTTAGTTGCATGGGCTGTTGGTCCAAAATGGAAATAGTCTATGGAAGATAATAATTTTATTCTCACATCTTCCAATCAAAACTATACATTTATTTGTTATGAGTTTGAGGGTAAAAAAATTAAACCAAGTTTTTATAAAGAAAAAATAGAAGATTTAAGTCTTCTTCCCAGAAATGTTCCAGGAAGGAGTGCATTTTTTGCCTTTGGTATAGCAAAGAATGATAATCACATTTATGTGATATCACACACAAAATTAGCAAAGTTTGATGCAAAGACTTATGAATATTTGGGATTAGTAGAAGAATGTAAAACTGGAGTCAATTCTCATCAAATAATGTTCGATCAAAATGATCCAAACATATTGTATATTTGCAATACATCAAATGATACATTAACTGTTTTTAATCTTGAAACTAAAACAAGTAAATATGTACTACTAAAAGATACTGTTGATGAATCTTTTGATATAGTTGATGACATAGATTTTAAGTATGATGTATATGTAGATGATAAGTATCATTTTAACTCTATTGGTCAACATGGTGATAGTTTATTTTTAATGTTAAGTTTTAAAGCAAGATCACCTTCAAAACTATTAGAAATATCATCTAAAACTTATCAACCATTAAGCATTGTTGAAGATGTTGGAATGTTTAATCATGATATTATAGCAACAAAAGAATATGTTTATACACTTTCAACTAAGACTGGTGAGTTAGTAGAATATGATAGAATGAATAAAACTATCAGAAAGTATAAAGTGTCTATGGATTCTGAGTTTTGGTGGTTAAGAGGCATGAAAAAAATCAACAATTCCATTTATTTTTTTATTGGAGAAAACTGGACTAAATTTAAAACTTTACCTTTAGTTTTAGTAAGAGAATTTGATTTAATAAAAAAAGAAATTGTATCAACTAACATAATCCCTTTAAAAGGATCTACATATCAAATTATCTAAAACTTATCCTTCAACCCCAACAGAGTGATCCTACTCATGGGTTACAACTTTGTCAACCTATTGACAGCAGCAATTCTATGTTGTATGATGTGTAGGTCTTGAGGTCTTTGTAGCTTTGAGACCTAAGACCTGTCTATGGTGGTGGACAGTTTAATTAGTGACCTAAGGGGGGGTGGTGTCCCCCTTTTTTTGTGCTATCCTGTAAGGACAGTAAAGAAATCACATGGCAGTCAATTTAGAAGTTAAAGGTTCTCTTGCCAAATGCCTGGCAACAGAGAATCTTGTTGTAGAGCACAGGAAAGTTCCTACAGCATGTTTTGATGTTGATCGTAGGATTCTGACTCTTCCTATGTGGGATAGAGCATCTGAAACTGTCTATGATCTTCTTGTGGGTCATGAAGTAGGACATGCACTGTTCACTGATAATATTGATTGGACAGAAGAGTATCCTGATGTTCCTAAAGATTTTGTTAATGTGATTGAAGATGCTCGTGTAGAGCGTCTGATGAAGAAGAAATATCCTGGTCTGTCAAGAACTTTTTATACTGGTTATAATGAACTGAATGATGAGGATTTCTTTTCCACTAAGGATGAGAATCTGGATGATCTTTCTCTGATTGATCGTATCAATATGTACTTTAAAATTGGTGCATTTCATAATATTGCATTCACTGATCAAGAGAATGAATTTGTGACTCGCATCAGCAAACTGGAAACCTTTCAAGAGGTTCTTGAACTTTCACGTGAACTGGTCAAGTTTCTGAACTACAAGCGTAAGAAACTGGAAGAGATGCCTGAGATTAGTCAAGAACAAGGTGTTGGTGGTGAAGAGGTGGAACTTCCTGAGGATTCACAAAATACACCTGATTCTATGGATCTGGAACAGGATTCTGAGGAATCTTCTGTAAGTGATCAGGAATCACAAGGTGATCCTATCTCTATGTCGCAGGAACAACCTGTTGGTGGTGGTTCTGATGCAAGTAATGAGCATGGAGAATTTGAATCAAAGACTTCACAATCTTTTGAAGAAAAGGCACAGGACCTGAATAACAAGTATTCTCAGGAGACTGTGTATGCAGAACTTCCTGAGATGATTCTGGAGAATGTGATCATTCCTAATGATTTTATTCATGCCAGAACCAAGCAATACTATGAAGAATCTTCTAATTCTTGGGTCAAAGAATGGCACAAAGATGTGATTGCAGAGTATCAAGAATACAAGAAATCTGCAGAGAAAGAAGTCTCTTACCTTGTCAAAGAGTTTGAGTGTAAGAAGTCTGCAGATCAGTATGCACGTTCTACAACTGCACGTACTGGTGTTCTTGATACTTCCAAACTGCATACTTACAAGTACAATGAAGATCTGTTCAGGAAGGTTTCAGTCATTCCTGATGGCAAGAATCATGGTCTGGTGTTCATTCTTGACTGGTCTGGTTCTATGAACAACTGGATTCTGGATACTTGTAAGCAACTGTTCAATCTGATTTGGTTCTGTAAGAAAGTCAACATTCCTTTTGAAGTGTATGCTTTCAGCGTGGATTGTAATTCTTATGTGGAACTGCAACCAAATCATCCTCCCATTTACAATAAAGTTCCTGGTGTGATTGCACCTGAAAAATCTTTCAGACTGCTAAATTTCTTTACCAGCAATACTAATTCTCGTGAATTGGATGAGCAGATGAAGAACATTTGGGCAGCATGTCATGCTTTCCAGAAGGGAAGTGGTGCTGCCCCACGTCATCTTGACCTGTCAGGTTCTCCTATTGGCGAATCTATGATGGCACTACATTCACTGATTCCTGACTTCCAAAAGAAGCACAAACTGCAGAAAGTTAATGTAGTTTTCCTGACTGATGGTGAGGGTTATGTGAATGGTGTGACCACCAAGAAATGCAATGGTAGGAAAGAAGAATATGTGGGGTATGAGCGTCCCTTTAGCACCACTATTCGTAACAGGAAAAATGGTAGAATCTATCCTCCATTCAATTATGGTAACTTCCCACAGTATTCTAAGGCACTTCTTGCCACTCTGAAGGACAAGTTTCCTACTGTGAACTTCGTTAACTTCAGGATTGTTCCTGGTAGGGATCTCAAAACCTGCTATGATTGGTATGGTAAGGAGTATGGTGACTATGAGAAAGTAAGGTCTGTCTATAAAAAAGACCAGTTCGTTAGTTTTCCTGGCACTGGATTTGATCAGTTCAATGTGCTTCCTACATCTTCTCTTTCTCAAGATGAAGATTTTGTAGTTGAGGAAGGTGCATCTAAAGCACAAATCAAATCTGCATTTGTGAAGATGCTTGGCAAAAAGAAAACAAATAAGAAACTTCTTTCTTCCTTTGTTGATATGATTGCCTAGTGTGCCAGCTGGGGCAGTGTCTACTCTGCCCCTGACTCTGCCCCAACTCATGCTATAATTACTTTGTAATCAACCCAAGACCATGCAAGAACAACTTATTACATTGTTGAAAGATCAATTTGGCACTGATATTGATGTTGCTGCTGTTAAATCTGCAGCTGCACAAATGAATACTTCTTATGCTACAGTATCTAAGTATCTGCAAGCATACAAAGTGGGTCGTGGTAAATGGAATCTTGAGGCAACTGTGAAAGAACTGGAAAACACTTATAATGCTCCTGCTGTAGAGGGTACTGATACTATTCAGACCATGAATGCAGTTGTACAAAATCTCATCCCTAAGAAAGATGCTACCTTCGTCAACTTTGGTAATTTTGGTGACATTAAGAAAGTTGTATCTTCTGGTCTGTTCTATCCTGCTTTCATTACTGGTCTGTCTGGTAATGGTAAAACCTTTGGTGTAGAGCAAGCATGTGCCCAGTTGGGTCGTGAATTGATTCGTGTCAATATTACCATTGAGACTGATGAAGATGATCTAATTGGTGGGTTTCGCCTTGTCAATGGTGAAACTGTATGGCATAATGGTCCTGTGGTTGAGGCAATGGAACGTGGTGCAATCCTTCTCCTAGATGAGATTGACCTTGCATCTAATAAGATCATGTGCCTTCAGTCAATTCTGGAAGGTAAAGGCGTCTTCCTGAAGAAGATTGGTAAGCATATTGTACCTAAAGCAGGTTTCAATGTGTTTGCTACTGCCAATACTAAAGGTAAAGGTTCTGATGATGGTAGGTTCATTGGCACTAATGTGTTGAATGAAGCATTCTTGGAAAGGTTCCCTATCACCTTTGAACAAGAATATCCTACTCTTACAGTTGAGACAAAAATCTTGACAAAAGTTGCAGAATCACTTAGTATTCCTTTGATTGGAGAGCATACTGATTTTATCAAACACCTTTGTACTTGGTCTGAGATTATTCGCAAGACCTTTGCTGATGGTGGTATTGATGAAGTAGTTTCTACTCGTCGTCTTGTCCACATTATGAAAGCATACTCTATCTTTGGTAAAAAAGATAAAGCACTCAAGGTGTGCTTGAATCGCTTTGATGATGAAACCAAAACCACATTTGTGGAATTGTATGACAAAATTGATGCAGATTTCCAACAACAGGAAGGGGAGTGATCCCTTTCCTACATATATACAACAACCCTCGCATGTATGATTCCTATGCCTTCTATTTTTCTGGAAAAAGATGCTGATACCATCTACGAAGAGTTAGAAGAACATAAGTCAGATGACGTACAGGAAGATGAATACAGAGAGGATAGAATGGATCAAATGATCTCCAGATATGGTTATTGAGGAGGTTACCATGATTCAAAATATCGATGAAATTATTGCCAAAGAGCAATTTGAAGAGTTGCATCAGTTTGCAGAATATCTTGGTGTTGATTACGAAGATTACTTAGAGTTTCTGCATCCTGATGTTGACTTTGATGATTATTCAAGGTAATATGTAGGGGTGGAAGGTTGCCCCACAGAGAGTGAACCCAAAGGGCAAGGGAGGCAGACAATGCTACACAGTAGTTGGTTCGAGTCCAACCACTCTCTACATGTTTCAGTAGCTCAGCAGGATAGAGCATCTGCCTTCTAAGCAGTTGGTCGGGGGTTCGAGTCCCTCCTGAAACGTTAACATATCATGGAGGAACATGACTATTCAAAGCATTGAAAGTATCTTTGTTGATGCTGATAGGACTGTCTTTGTTTCTGCTATTGTAGAAGATGTAGTGCAAACATATGCACAGACATATTATGATCCTGCAGAATATGGTCCTGCTTTATGTGAAGCACATTTTTATCTTGAAGAAGATGAAGGTCTCCCAGAAGATGAAGAAGCACTAAAAGATTACATAGATAAACTTGACTTAGAGTGGAGATTGGTGGATAATAGTGATAATTACCTTGATTGATTTATGACTACAGCTCTTATTACTGGTGGTGCAGGTTTTATTGCTCACCATATGATTGGTAAAATTTTAAGGGAAACTGACTGGGAAGTTGTCACTCTAGATCGTCTTGATTACAGTGGCAACCTTAACAGACTTGATGATCTTCTTACATCATCTTGTACTGTGGATGAACGTAAAAGAGTTAAAGTAGTATTTCATGATTTGAAGGCAGATTTGAATCCTCTTGTCTGCTCACAAATTGGTCAAGTAGATTTTATCTTCCATCTTGCTGCTGGTTCACATGTAGATCGCAGCATTGATTATCCCATGGAATTTGTGATGGATAATGTTGTAGGTACATGCAACATTCTTGAGTTTGCACGTAAGCAAGAAAAACTCAAGAGGTTTATTTATTTTAGCACTGATGAAGTATTTGGTCCTGCACCAGAAGGTATCAAATATAAAGAGAATGATAGGTACAACTCTACCAATCCTTACAGTGCAACTAAAGCAGGTGGTGAAGAACTTGCTGTTGCTTATGAGAATACTTATGGGATTCCCATTTACATTACTCATACAATGAATGTGTTTGGTGAGCGCCAGCACCCTGAAAAGTTTATTCCTATGTGCATTAGGAAAGCTCGTGATGGAGAAACTGTAACTATTCATAGTGATCCTACTAAAACTATTCCTGGTTCACGTCATTATATTCATGCTGAAGATGTTGCAGATGCTGTTCTGTTTCTTGCAGGTAAAAGATTTATTGAAACTACCTATGGTGGTGCTAAATGTCCTAAGTTCAATATTGTAGGTTCTGAAGAATTGAACAATCTTGAACTTGCAGAAATTATTGCACATGCACAGAATAAATCACTCATTTATGAGTTGGTAGATTTCCATTCTTCACGTCCTGGTCATGATCTTAGATATGCACTTGATGGCAACAAGATGAAAGAACTTGGTTGGGAACCTGCCAAGTCAGTAAGAGAAAGAATTGCTGATGTTACAAAATGGACACTTGAAAATAATCGTTGGATTACTATTTGAATAGATAGTATGAATTGATTGTGCTATGATCTCTATAGCTTTTGCTGCTATTATTACATGTTCACAGGCATATGCAGTAATTAAAAGACTTACAGCAGTGCCTGGTCTTAGTCAAACGCAAAGAGATGAAATATTGCATGAAATTAGACAGACTATTCCCACCTGTCCTGTAACAATTAAAAAAGATGAACCAGTCAAAAAGCAAAGCAATAGATCTAATGATTGAAGATTTACATACAGCACATCATGAGATTAGAACAAGGGCAAAGAAACAAGGATGTGAAGAAGATTTGGATATAGTTAAACAACAGTTATTAGATTATCTTAATTTTTTAAGAAAGACTCCATAATGTATTACTATTCATTATTCACTGCATTTGCTATCATTATCACAATGATGATATTAGATCCTAATGTTGGAGAATACATTGTCTTACTTACTAAGATAGTAAAATCAAAATTAGAAAGAATATACTGGATGATTAGGTTTCATCCAGTCATTTTTTCGTCTCCTATTGGTAGATGGTGGATGATGAGAAAATATATGAAAGAAATAGAATCTTTAAGAAAAGAACTTTCAAAGGAAGATTAACTATGCCTAAGGTAATCTATACTGCTATGACTATCTTTGGAATTATTGGAATTTTTATTTTCTGGGGACTTACTCATGCTTATCCTACACATTTGACTTTTTAAGAAAATATGCTATACTATGAGGGTGTGTGACAGTAACCATGCCTAAAGCAAAAGAATCAGTAATTAAATTTCCTTATCCACAGTTTCCATTTAGGATTGAGCATAAGGATGGGAATGATAACAAAATTTGTTGGTTTCAAACTGAAGGACATGCGAACAAATACTTGGAGCGATCTAAACTAAAATCAAATGAATACAAACTGGAGTCAAATGGCGTGGAGATTGTGGGCAAAAGCACTAGGAGAAAAAGCAACAAAAAATGACAGAGAAGCAGACAACGTTGCTTGTATACGTACTGTTTTATTCCTCACTTATCTTGTTACTAACATTTTTATTTGTGCAGGGGTCATAAGACATTGGAATGATCAGACAAATGTATATGTAGAAATTCGTCAAGAACAACCAGTTCCTCCTTTAGTCAAGACATTTAATCACACAGGACAATTTGAATGAATTATCATGTATTAGATCCAACTACACCATGGTATGAGTTTCTCATGTATTGTGAGATTTGTCATCAGTTAGGTGTTGAAGATCAACCTAATATGAGTAGATATATGAGATATAGAAACTATCTCAAATCAATTGGAGTTTTGTGATGTTGAACTCATACAAGGTTACTGAAGATGATCTATCCATCATGGATAGAGTTCAAAAATTAGAAAATGAAAACATTGAGACAACCAACTGTCTTTATGAACTAGATAATAGGATTGATTCATTAACAACCATGTACGAAACATTAACTGAATTTGAGAGAGCACTTGCACGATTTGGAGATAAAGTTGCTCTGATTGCTGGGTTAGAAATTTCTGATAAAATGAGCCCAGAGCAAGCATATCAAGAAATTAAAGAACTTTACAAAGAACTCAAGAAACTTCGTAAAGTAGAAAAATATGAATGGGAAACAGGAGATTTAGGTGACGTCTGAAGGTCTGACTGTAACAGAGAATGAAGATGGATCATTTACACTAGAGTGGGATCCTTGTGACAGTAGATGGACTGTCCTCAATGGCATGACCTCAGAAGAGATTGGTGCTATGATTATGGAACAAGTCAAACAGTATTTACAAGAACAAGATGCCTAGCAAACTTTGGGAAGTTATGAATGATCTTGATGGAGTAACATCCAAGATTTGTTCTGCTCGTGAGATTATTGATAATGCAATAGATAAAATTCAAGAACATCAATATGATAAAGCAGAACTTTTGATGTCTGCTGCCTATGAATATCTTGAGTATTATCTACAAGAGTTTGATGATAAGTTTCAACTTGCTTGGAAAGAAACTGTGAATAAACAAAAAGATAAAGTAAAAAAGTGGATTCTTCCTGTTCAAGAAACAAAACTTGTTGATACTGATGAAACAGAATATTTTGTGGCTTTCCCTGATGATCTTCTAGAAACAGCAAACCTGAAAGAAGGTGATCAAGTAGAATGGTCTGATAATGGAGATGGATCATTTACTCTTAAGAAAGTTACTCAATCTCTGGGGATGGATGAATGTTGAAAATACAAACATCTGGTACATATGATGGTGAATTGTACAATCTAAACATTGCATTTAGTGACCAACATGTGGTATCATTAGAAGGATTATCTCATGAAGATATGCTAGAACTTAAATCATGTATTGATTGTATGATGATAGAGGATGAGTAGCATAGAAAAAGAATACATTGATTTTATTGGAATTTATAAAAATGTAATTTCTAAAGAACAATGTCAGCAACTTGTTGATTCCATTGATAATTATTTTAGTGATGTCACTAATAAAGATGTTGATTATGGAGCAGCACAATTTGGAACTAATGAATTAGGTAGATTAGACTATGCTACTAATGGATCTGTTAATTTACCTTGGGAATCTAACTTAATCAATGATTATTTGTCTAAATGTATAGAATACTATACTCATGAGTATTTTGTACTTAGACAAATGCCAATATCTTCAAAAGTTGTAAAGATTCAAAAAACACCACCTAGAGGTGGTTATCATACATGGCATTGTGAACAAGATTCAGCCCCTAACTCTGTTAGGGTTCTTGCATGGATGGTGTATCTTAATGATATACCAAACAATGAAGGTGAAACTGAATTTATTTGGCAAAAATTAAGAGTTAATCCAGAAGCAGGAAAGTTTTTAATTTGGCCTGCACAATACACACATACACACAGAGGTAATCCTGTTTATTCTTGCGACAAATACATAGCAACTGGTTGGTTCACATTTGGGAGATGAATTATGTCTGAAGAAGGTAAGAAAAAACTATCAGAATGGTGGGATTCTGATAGTTTCAAGCAAATACAGGAAATGAATAGAGAATCCACTGAACGTGCGATTGGTAAGTATCACATGTTATCTGAAGAAGATAAACTTGATATGGTGGAAGCAATCACCAACATTATGTGTAAAGCAGAAAGTGAAGGTTGCTCTCATCGTGGTGTGATGGATGCCCTGGGAATCTATCCTGCTGGTTTCTGGGTTGATCATCTTATGGATGTTCATAATGCTTTGTGGTCTTATTATCATGATAAGAAAAAAAACCAAGAACTGAAAGATGATCTTGATGCCCTAGATAACTTTATTAACTGAGGTAACGCAATCCCAAAGACATTCTTAAGAAAGCAGTTATATCCTAGATAGTATGTTAGAATATCAACATAATTCAAGACAAACATGACTCTTTCACGAACTAATCAAACAGATCTTACAAATGATGAATGGAATGAACTTATTGCACTGAAAGATGCAATCAATAATAATCCAAGTTCTGTACATCCTGAAAAAATGGAACTCTTTACTGCTCTTTTAGTTAAATCTCTTGAAGGAAAAGGTGATGACCAAACTCCAAGTCTTTGAAGAAAAAATGTTTGTTTCTTACAAACATATGAATGGACAAGTGATGCATGTTGGTGAGAAATATCTAACATTTACACCATTTAACTCTAGTGCATTGTTAGTTGTCTATAAAGATCAGTGGAATGATGTGACACTTCTCTAACTGTCCACCACCTATTGACTTTTGCCCCTGTCCCTGCTATTATTACTAGGTAATCAATCAAAGACACATGTTTGTTTCTCTTTCTGTTAATTCCTCTGCTATCTCTGAAGTCAACTTTGATTATGATACCAATGAGGTTGGTGTAGTGTATCACAGCAATCCTGAAGTTGCTTATGTGTTTGGGTGTGACAATCTTGAGGGTGTTGAGAATCAAGTTCGTGAGGCAGAGAGTGTGGGCAAACTGATTGCTCAACTGAAGAGCAGTGAGGTGCTGGTTCCTCTGGAAGTTTGATAAATATGGGGAGAAATCCCCATTATAATTGGAAGGTTGACCGAGTGGTTTATGGTGATAGTCTTGAAAACTATTGAGGTTAGTAGCCTCCCAGGGTTCGAATCCCTGACCTTCCTTTGGTAATCGCTATGCACATAGCATAGAAAGATGCCAAGTTGTGTTACTTGCGCTGGAAAGATAAACCAGAATGCCGTAACACTTCTGGGAGATTAACTCAGTGGTAGAGTGACTGCTTTACACGCAGTAAGTCGTTGGTTCAAATCCGACATTTCCCACCACCGGGATTAGCGCAGTTTGGTAGCGCATCTGCTTTGGGAGCAGAGGGTCGCAGGTTCAAATCCTGCATCTCGGATTGAGGTAAATAAATACCTCCAACATTGCAAATACATTATGTCTCTTATTTCACAACAAGATCGCTTGATGGCAATTGAGGCACTGGAATATTATGTACAAAAGTTAAAAGATGACAACTGTAATCAAGCAGCAATCAGTTCCTTTCAAACCCTTCTCAACTGGATCGAACTGGAGCATTTCAAGCATGAAGATTAACCTGTGGTATTGTGAACATATGAAACAGTGGA